GGGTCAGTTACTGCTAGTTCTTTTGCTAACCAGTTAATATTAGAAAACTCAGGAGACTCTGGGTTATCTATACTTTCAGGTGCAGCAGGATCAGGTAACATTTACTTTGGTGATGCTAACGACAATGATGTAGGTAAGATATTTTATGATCACTCTAACGACTCTATGACCTTCGGGACATCAGGAGCAGACGTGATGAAGTTAGATAAAAGTGGTAACCTTAATATATCTGGAACTTTATCTCAATCTGATGATAGGTATGAGCTTATAGAAAGGTTTGAGAAAGTACCTAGTCTAAAGACTCCTGCTGTAACTCAACCAACAAGTGCTACATCGGAGGTTGTTTTTGATGCTAAGTTAGGAACTATAACAATGCAGGCTGTAGACTTAGCTGCTACTGATACTGTAGAGTTTACATTTACTAATAATCATATTTTTGGAACATCATCACAGGTTTTAGTGAATCTTCACGAGGCAGGAACAATAGTAGATAATGCTATGGTTAATGTGTTAGTACATGATGTTGCAGATGGCTCTTGTAAGATACGTCTTGGTACTAATGGTACTGATATAGTATCCCAAACATTTAAGTTATTCTTTATTATAGATCCTTACATAACTCCTAATCAAAACTTTGTTTTAAGTGGGGCTAACGGTGGTTCTACTCAAATATCTGCTAACACAGGAAGAGATAGTTCTTTTGCTGGTATAAAATTAATCACAGGTACTACAGATAACGATAATAGTATATTAGCAACAAGAGATGCTGACGCTGAGTTACCAGCAGGTTTTGACTCTTCAGCATGGTCTTCTGTAGGATTTGGGACAGAAAATAAAACAGAGTTTTCTACAGCTATATCTACTAGTAGCTCTATTGCTGATACTTCAATCTGGGCTGGGTTAAAGTTAACTGAGGTTGGAGCTTACGCTACAGATGCAAATCAGGCTTACTTTTTATACGCCTCAGATGATGACCAAGGAGCTTTAACCACTAACGCTAATTTACATTTTGTATATAGTGTTGCTGGTGTAGATTATATTACAGATTTAGGAATTGCAGTTGCTGCAAGTACAGTGTATAGACTTCGTATTGTTTTTGACGAGAATAGAAAGATTAGTGTTTTTGTAAATAATATCCAATACGGTTTAACATCAACACCTACGACAACAACTGCAGGTGGTGTTAGACAATCAGTTAAAACCACAAAGTCTTTAGCTACTACAGATGATATAAACTTACTGCCTTTTATTGGGGTGCAGGCTCATGCAGCATCATCTAAAGGTGTTCAAATAGGATATGTTAAATTATCAAGAGATTTATACGAGTAGAATAAAAAAGGAATTAAATTAAATTAAAATGGAAACAATAAACCCTATTATAAGAAAGATAACTATAGGGGACTTAAAGCAGGGTTTGACTTACCAGGTAGGTCAAAAGATGTTAGGAGGCTCCTTAAAGATAACAGCAATCATACAAGACGAAGCAGCTTGGTATAAGCACCAACAGGTAGTGTATGACGTGTACATAAAGAAAGAGACAGAGGAATTTTCTAGACCTTGGAAAAGGTTTTTCTCTCAGCCAACGGCTATAGAATACAACACAGATGTCCTAGATGACTACGAAGTAAAGTAAATTAAAAGAAAAAAGATGAAGCCAATTAAAGACCTCTACTGGATAGAAGTAGAAAAAGAGACAGAAGATACACTAATGTTAAACGGTGTAGAATTGTATAGAGATACGTCTTACGATCCCATGAGGTTAGCAAGACAATATGGAACGGTGTATAAAACACCAATACAAGACACTAAGGATGTAGGGATACAAGAGGGTGATAAGGTTTGGTTTCATCACTTTGTGGCGACAGAGACAAACCATGTTAAGCATGCTGATAAAGATAATATATATCAAGCCTTTGCAGAACAGATATACCTTATCAAAAGAGGTGAAGAGTATATCCCTGTAGGTGTTTGGAACTTTATGGAGCAAGAGATGAAGGAACCAGAGCAATCTGAGTCTGGAATATTTTTAGAGACATCAGCGTCTGAAGTAGAGTTTCATGGAAGAGCAGTTATTATTAATGACTGGATGAAGGAGCAAGGAGTGAAGAAGGGAGATAGAGTCATGTGGAGTGAGAACTCTGAGTATGATATGGATATAGATGGTGTGAAACTCCTTAGAATGCGTAATTTTGACGTGTTAGCTTCTTATGGAGAGTAATGGTAAGAATTACGCTCTAGAGACCTTAGAGAGGCTTATAGAAGCAAGTAAGGGAGCTATTGATCTTCTTATAGAGGAGATAAGTAAACCTTTACTGGAGGAGGATGACGCAAAGAGAAGACAAGCAATAAAAGCAAAGAGAGAATGTTTTGAAGACTGTCAAGAGATTCTTTTAGGGATAAAAAACCTTGAGGATAGAATAAAAGATGGTCAGTCCTTAATAGAGGATAAGAAAGACTTCAAAGGCTCTTTTGCAGAGAAGTATGCAAGAAAGTAATACGATATATTTAAGTAAAGACAGTCATGGTGAGGTAATGGAGTTTGACAATTTAACAATTGTCTTACCTAAAAAACCTAGGTATAAGAAAGATATACTTTACCACGACCTACCCAAAGCAAAGCAGAAGTGGACTAGACTTCAACCACCTAAAGCTTTAACAAGGGAGAACGCTTCTGACTTTGTAGATTACATAGAGGAAGAGTTTAGGCGTAGAATGGAGGGGTTATGGTTTTATAACAACGGAGTTCCTACGTATATCACTGGATCGCATTATATGTTTATTCAGTGGAGTAAGATAGACGTTGGTTATCCTGATTACAGGGCTGCTAACAGGACGTTCTTTATTTTTTGGGAAGCGTGTAAATTAGATAAGAACTCTTACGGGATGTGTTTTCTTAAAAACAGACGTAGTGGTTTTTCCTATATGGCTAGTAGTGAGACAGTTAATTTATCTACAATGACTTACGAGAGTAGGTTTGGTATATTATCAAAGACTGGGGCAGATGCTAAAACTATGTTTACGGATAAGGTGGTGCGTATATATCGTAACTACCCTTTCTTTTTTCAACCAATACAAGATGGTTCTAGTAACCCTCGTGTAGAGCTTGCGTTTAGAGAACCTGCTAAGAAGATTACAAAGAATCAAAAGCATATAGAAAACTCTGAAGCCTTGAACTCTAGTATAGATTGGAAAAACACTGGAGATAATAGTTACGATGGTGAGAAGCTTAAACTTCTAGTACATGACGAGGCAGCTAAATGGATTGGTCAAAATTCTATAAAGAAGAATTGGAGTGTAACTCAAACCTGTCTATTACTAGGTAGAAAGATTGTAGGTAAATGCTTAATGGGGTCTACTGCAAATAAGCTACAAGATGGTGGGTCAGAGTATAAGGATATATTCTACGACTCCGACATGGGGGAGAAAGATTTGAATGGTAGGACTAAGAGTGGGTTATATAAGTTGTTTATACCAGCTTATGATAATCTAGAGGGTTTTATTGATGAGTATGGTAACTCTGTAATAGAGACTCCTAAGGAACCTGTAATGGGTGTGGATGAGATGCTTATTGATGTTGGTGCTAAAGATTATATCCAAAATAGAAGGGATGCTTTGAAGAATGATACGACATCGTTATCAGAATTTAAAAGACAGTTTCCATTTACTATAGAGGAAGCCTTTAGAAATGACACTCAAAGTTGTATATTTGACGTTGAAAAAATCTATCAACAGATGGATTACAATGAGGTTAACAATACTCCCACAACAAAGGGTGAGTTTATTTGGAAGAATGGAGCACAGGATAGCGAGGTTATATGGATACCTCATAGAAAAGGCAAGTGGGAGATTACTTGGGTTCCAGAAACTCAAAATCAAAACGTTGTCTCTTCTAGGTACAATAAAAAATTCCCTGGAAGGTCAGGAGAATTGGTTGCAGGTTGTGACCCTTATGACCATGACACCACTACTGATGGTAGGAGATCTGATGCTGCTGCTCATGTTTTTCATAAGTTTAGCATGTCAAGTGATGCGTCTATGCAGTTTGTGTGTGAGTATATTAATAGACCGCCTAAGGCAGAGATATTCTACGAAGACATGATTAAAATGTGTGTGTTCTATGGGTGTCAGATATTAGTTGAGAATAACAAGGTAGGTATACTAAAGTACTTTGAGAATAGAGGTTACTATGAATACCTAATGGATAGACCAGATATGACTCACACTGAGTGGAGTAGAGGAAGACAAAAGACAAAGGGAATACCTGGTTCTGGAGCTGCAGTTATAAACGCTCAAGCAGAAGCTATAGCGACTTATATATATGACCACGTGGGTATGAAGTCTGATACAGGAGAGATGGGAAGGTGTTATTTTAATACTTTGCTTGATGACTGGAGTAGATTTGAAATAGATAACAGAACAAAGTATGATGCTAGTATCTCTTCATCTTTAGCTTTACTAGCTTCTCAAAAATACATTAAACCAAAAAAAGAATTAAAGGTATCATCTCCCTTAGTTAAGAAGTACTCTAACAAGGGGATGTTTAGTAAAAAAATAAAATAGATATGCTTAACAAGAAACAAGAGTCATACGGTTACCCTTCTCCTTTGTCTACAAATGAGGAGAAAGCTTCATTAGCTTATGGGTTACAGTACTTTAAAACAATGTACTACGATTGGCACAATAACAGTGACGTATACTTTAGAGATAAAAAGTTAAGGTACTCTAGGAATAGAAGCTATGCTGAGGGTAATCAAGATATTGGTAAGTATAAAGATTTACTTGATGTACAGGGAGATACTTCTTATCTTAATATAGATTGGAGTCCTGTATCTATCATACCTAAGTTCGTTGACGTTATCGTTAATGGGATGGTTAATCAAGAGTACGATGTCAAGGCTGAGTCTATAGACCCTATCGCAGCTAACAAAAGGTTAGAGAAGAAGAAGCAAATGCTTGGGGATATGCTATCTAAGGACTTCTTAGAGAACCTAGAGGATGAGACTGGTATACCTTTAGCTCCAAATGGTTTTGTAGCACAAAGCTCTGAAGAGGTTGATATGTTTATGGCTTTAAACTATAAGCAAAACGTTGAGATAGCTTTAGAGAAAGCAATTGAGTACACATTAAATATAAACGATTACGATCAGGTAAAAAGATACATGATACGTGATCTTGTTGTTTTAGGAATATGTGCAGCTAAAACGGACCTATCTCCTACAAGTGGTCTTAGCATTCGATATGTAGACCCTTCAAATTTAATTACATCTTTCTCTTCGTCTTCTGACTTCAAGAACATGAAGCACGCAGGTGAGGTATACTCTATGACTATTGCTGACTTAAAGCAACAAGCAGGAGATCAGTTTAGTGAGGAAGACTATATTAAGATAGCTAACGAGTACGCAGGTAAGAATAACAACCCTACCTATTTTGACACTACAGCTAACTACGAAAATGGAGACAACACTTATGATTATGATAAGTTTAGCATCAACGTGTTAGATGCTGAGTTTATGACAAGTCACGAGTTAAAATACGAAAAGAAACAAAACAAGAAGGGTGGTTACTCAGTAAATAAAAAACCATCTAACTACAAGCAACCTAAGAACTCTAAGACTAATAGAAAATCTATTGGCTCTACAGTAAAGGTTGTGTACACAGGTAAATACATTGTAGGTTCTGATTACGTATTTGATTATGGTTTAATGAAGGATATGCCTAGAACTAAGTCTAACCTATCTGAGACTAGACTTTCTTATATCGTATACCAACCTAACTTATACAAAATGAAGAGTCGTTCTTTAGTTGATAGAATGATTCCATTTGCTGACCAGATACAATTAGCTCACCTTAAGATACAGCATACACTAGCTAAGGCTAGACCAAAGGGAGCTGCATTTGAGATAGGTTCTTTAGAGAATGTATCTAAGGGAGATGGTGGTACGTTTACCCCTATGGAGCTTCAAGAGATTTATGACCAAACTGGTAACATCTACTACAGACGTATAGATGATGAAGGTCAAATGACAGGGGCTATGCCAATACAAGAATTAGAGAATGGTATAGGTAGAGACTTTGGTACCCTTATAGGAGTTTATAATCATAACATGCAGATGATTCGTGACGTGACTGGTATTAACGAGGCTCGTGATGCTTCTAAACCATCTAGTGAAGCTTTAGTGGGTGTTCAGAAGTTATCCCTTCTAGCATCAAATAACGCAACTAGAGATATTAATGATGCTTACTTAAATGTAACTAAGAGAGTATCTCAGAGTGTTACTGTTCGTATGCAAGACTTAATAAACTTTAAGGGTCTACATAGTATGTACTCTAATGTTATTGGGGAGACTTCAATGGAGTCAATAGACCTTATGAAGAAGCTATCCATCCACGAATTTGGTATTACCTTAGAGGTTGCACCTAACGAGGAAGAGAAGCAGATGATGGAGCAAAACATTCAAGTTTCCTTAGCTCAAAAAGAGTTAAGACTAGAGGATGCTATAATGATTCGCTCTGTTAAGAATATTAAGATGGCTAACCAAATGCTTGTCTTAAGAAGAAAGAAATATCAAGAGGAGCAGCAAGCTCAGGCTCAACAAGCTTCAGAGCAAAACGCTCAGTTGCAACAACAGTCTGCACAACAAGCTGCACAGCTTAAGCAACAAGAGATGCAAGCAGAGGTTCAAATAGAACAGGCTCGTATTCAGGCTAAGAGCCAAGCAGAGATGCAGTTAAAGCAAATGGAGTATCAGCTTAAAGAGCAGTTTGAGCAAGCTCAACACCAAAGAAGACTTAGAGAGATAGAGCTAGGTAACTTAGGTAAAGAGGGAGCTGCCTCTATACAAGGTAATGTAAGAAAAGAGGTTCAACAACAGTCTGCTGTAAATCAATCTCAAATGATAGAACAGAGAGATGGCAAGAGAGGACCTCTAGGTGAGGAAAATAAAGTAAGTTAAATAATTTGACTTTGTAATAAAAAAGTCTATATTTGCGAAAATAAGTAATTAAATTTAAGACAATGGATATAAGAGACGAATTAGTAAAACAGTTTGGAGGAGAGGTTGTACAACCTGAATCTAAACAAAATATCGTTGACTTGACTGGTGATGAAAACCAAGCAGTTGAGTCAGAGCAACCTGTAACGCAGGAGCAATCTAACGTTATAGACTTGACAGGTGAGAGTTCTTTAAATACTGAGGAGACCAGTCTTGATGAAAATCAAACTAGTCAACAAGATGAGAATTACGAGGAATTAAGTGATGACCAAATTGTCTTACAATACCTTAGCGAGAAGCTTGGGCGAGACATAGATTCATTTGATGATTTTGACAGCACTAGTGTAGAAACAGAAAGTAATGACTTTGCTAGCGAGCAGCTTCAAGTTATTAATGAGTATGTAAAAAACACTGGTCGTACTGTTCAAGATTACCTAAACACTCAGACGGTTGATTTATCTAACGTATCTGATGATGCTGTAATGAAGGAATATCTTAAGCTAGAGAATCCAAGTTTAACTGAAGCTGAGTTAAATGATTACATTGCTGCAACATACAAAACAGATTCTGAGGAGTATAGTTCGAGGGACACTAACGCTGGTAAGGTTCAACTTACTAAGGACGCTAGAGCTGCTAGAGATTACTTTAACAAGGTGAAAGAGGATTATGCTATGCCAACGCAAGCAGATGATTCTGGAGTATCTGAGGCTGACAGAGGAGAATGGTTATCACAAATGGAGAGTGAGGTTAATGACCTTGAAGGTTTATCTTTCTCCATGAATGACCAAGGAGATGAGTTTACTTATACACTTGATGACGAAGCTCGTCAAGAGATTAAGAGTTATAACTCAGATCTAGAAAACTTCTTTGATAAGTATGTAAACGAAGGTGGTGACTGGAACTTTGACGCTCTCAATACAGATATGTACATCTTAAATAACATCGACAAGATTGTTAGAGGTGT